CGTTGACTTCGTTTGCGTCCGCAGATACCCAGTCTTCCAGGTTTCCAGCGGCGCAGTTGCGAATCAGCCCGTCATTTCCGTACACAAACACATAAGGATGCAGCGCCACCACACCACCAGACACGGACACCTCATTGTCGAACGTGAGGGTCACATTGGTGCCGTTGGCCGTGGCGTTCTTGTCCAGGGTAAGCGTAGTTGTCGTAACCGATAGCACGCGAGTGTCGGCCGGAATACCAGGACCAGTTACCACTTGGCCAGCGCCAATGTTGGTGTTGATTGCTGACAAAGTTACCGTCGGAGAGCCACTGGTAATGGTTGCTGCCGTTTGAGTAAATACGCCAACAGGGTTCATGGTCGACCCGGAAAGAGGGCCTGCCAGAACGGGCGTGTTGATCTCACTATCAATCTGCGACAAGTCCTGAGACGGATGCGCCAGCAGCAGGTTCTGCCCGGTTCCGGACGAATCCGTGAACGTGTCAAACTGCCACAGGTTGTTTTGGCTTGGCGTAAAACCGGTTGAGGTTGTGGCCACTCGAATTGAGAAGCCAGATCCTGTGCCGCCTATCAAAGAAGCGTCCGCTGTAAGCTGGTCGTAAAGCAGGTACCCGTAACCGCCGCCGGTGATCGTCACAGACGTCACCACGCCACCTGCGACAACAATAGTCGCAGACGCCCCAGATCCACCGCCAGACGTTACATAGGAAAGGGGAACGCCGGTGTAGGTTGCGTCTGTGTATGCCGATCCGCCCACTAGGTTGTTCACTGTCAAAACCGAACCACCAAAAGTGATATCGGTAATGCCCGATCCCGTTCCGTTGTCATCGATGGGGATCAGTTGCAGGCCGTCAGAGTACCCGTTGTAAACGTTGTTGAATGTGTTTCGGGGCACCACGAAGATGCCCCGAGAAGGTCCTGCCAGTGCGTCAGTGATCTGGCGGTATCCACCCATCTTACGAGGGCGACCGCGTTGAAAACGAACCCACCGACCGTCGACATAGAACTCCTTGTCAAACAGAGTTCCATCCCGTTGAATACCGGGCTTAGTGTCGAGGGCAAAGACCTTCTTCGTCATTAGAACGCCCCACCAGAAATTCCGCTAGTGAATGTGCCAGTGGTGCCGCTTACAGCACCGGTGAATGTTCCTGTCGTGCCGCTGACGGCGCCAGTGAATGTCCCGGTTGTTCCGCTAACAGCGCCGGTGAATGCCCCAGCGCCTGTCACCTGGATTCCTGTTGTCGTGATATCAGTGATCAAGTTGCCAAGGATCGAGACGCCAAATCGACCGGCGCCAGGACGGTAAATACCGGTGTTGGTCTCAGAGGCAAAGCTCAGAGACGGAGATCCGGCGCTGCCGTTGATCAGCGTGAATGATGTGCCGCCAGCCTGGACCGTGTTGGCGTTGAAAAAGTTGGTGCCATCACAGATCAACGTGGCCTGACCAGAGGCCGGAACCGTAGCAGTAGCAGATCCACCGATACCGGTTGTAACGGTCAGGGTGTAGCCGCCTGCGCTCGTTTGATTCGAGATGACGTACAGGTTCACCACCGGAGGGAACGTGACCGTCACGTTTCCAGACAGCGTGCCGGTGTAGAACTGAATGGTGTTGGACGCCTCAGAAGCAGTCAGGGTGTACGCGCCGCTAGTGACGGGCTTGGTCAGTACGCCAAACTCAAACTCAGTGCTGGTGCCGTAGCCAATCGTCACATAAGACGTGCCCGTAGAGACGATAAAGGCCGACTCTCCCGGGGCAAAAGCCTTAGAGATAGAGCCATCAATCAGTTGGCCGCCGGTGGTCCCAAGCGTGACCGTTCCAGACCCGTTGTTCTTAAACAGAACGAACCAGTTGTCTCCGGTTGTAACGGCTGATGGGAGCGTTGCCGTCGTGAGGCCGCCAGTCCAGATGTACGTCTGGGCACGATCCGCGACCGTAAAGGTATACCCGGCAATCAGCGACTGTGTGGGATGGCTCTGATTGAGAGTTGCACCAGACGCCAAAAGGCCATAACCGGCAAGAGTTGCCGCGTCAGCATTTGAAGTTCCAACGCCAAAGGCAATGTTGCTCCAGGTGCCTTGCTCGTTGTTGTTAGAGGTGATGTAGATGTATTTGGCTTCACCAGCGGCAACCGTGATGATCGTGTTGGTGCCAGCGTAGTCCTTGACCGTAAACGTGTTGGCGCCGACGTTGCGAATCAGCGCGTCGTTTCCGACGGACGACTGATTGGCGGGGGGCATCCAAAGAGACAAGCCTCCCGCGGAGGCTGTCACGTTCATGATTCGAGCGGCGACGTTATCTGTTGCGTTACCGTTAATTGGCCACTCCAACTGAGTGTTGGCCGCTAGGGTGACCGCTCGAAACGATACGTCGGTTGGTTGAACAACGTTTCCGGTAAATGGCGAGTTGTAGCTCATGTCGTGTCCTTAGGAATCCACAGCGATTGCCTGACGGTCAGCCACGCGCAACTTGTCCTCGGCCATCAAGGTTTGCATGATGGCTTCGTACTGCTGCTGCCACATCGGGATGCGGTCGTCGTTCTTGAGGAACGGCATGGCCTGCAACAGGGTGCCGTATAGCAGCGCCTGAGGGGCGTAAATGGTGAACCAGTTGGTCTGGTTGGCCGACTCCAGCGGCTGGATGCGCTCGTAGTACAGGACCTCGAAGTTATAGGCGGCGTTCGGAGTAGGTGCCACCATCCAGTGCGTGTAGTCGTAATCGCAATAAAACTTTGGCACATCCTCAGAGGCGGGATCTGGCCAATACTCACGCAGATACTCGTATTTGCGAAGCAGCACCGGATATCTCTTACCGGCCACCGTGATATTCATAGACACGGTTTTGTGCCAGCGAGCGGGCTTATCGATGATGTTGGTGCCCTGAACCATGGCGCTGGTCTGCACCGTCAGGTTACCGAGAAACTTGATCTGGCTGGCAATAACCTGCTCGGCCAGCATGATGAACAGAGGGATCTTTTCGAGGGTGGCTTGGTCCGTGCGCTCCAGGTAGGTGCGAACGTTCTCTACCAAGCTGTCATAGGTCATTACGGCCGCAGCAGTCATCACCACACCTTCTTCTTGATCGACTCAGGCTGGGGTACGTACTGTTTCCCTTGCCTCAAACCCTCTCGCTTGGCTCTGGTAGTTGCCGCGTATTCCGAAGGTGTTAGCTTCTCTCTAGCTGCTTTTGGCAAGTACCTTTCGCCAGTAGCTTTAGGACCCTGAGTGGATGGCTTCCCAGATTTTGTACCCCAATCTTCCTGCGTCCACTTTGAGAGTGAATTATCGGCCTTTTTAGGCCCTTTGTAACCTCCCCCAGAAGACTTGTACTTCTGAGTTGCAAGTTGAGCCTTGCGTGCGCTCCACTGCCCTGGTTTTCCACCCTTATCGGAGGCTTTGACCTGAGAAACTATTCGCTTCCACTTGGCCGGATCTGACTTGGTCGCTGAACTCATGATTTATCCCATCAGTTGAATTTCGGCCTGTCGGCGTTTGACCAGCCCAGGCAGCACCTTGCCACCACCGCGGACCCAGAGCTTTAGCTGCTCTTTGGCGCCATCCCAGTCTTGGGCGTTGATCTTGCGCTTGAGGGTAGAAGTCTGCAACCGGCCGACTCCCAGGTTGTAGGCAAAGTCCACGATTGCGTTGAACTTGGCCCAATCATTGGTTGTCATGGCCAGGGATAGCAAGATTGGGCATTGACGCACCACGCCAGGGGCGTACGTGTGCAGCAGTTCGAGCTTGAGCCACTGCTCGGCCGTCTCTTTGGTGATTGGAGGATCACTCATGGACACCTTCTTGCCGTCAGGACGAAAAACGGTGCCATACCCCTGCGTGGGGAACCCAGCCGGACAGATATAAGGGTAAACCAAGCCGTTGGCGTCGAGCCTGCACAAGCCCTCAAACCGACGGCAAAGCTCTTCGGCCAGACTTAGGTTCATAGGCCCCGCTGCTTGAGGGTGCGGTCAAGGAACCAGTAGTTGATAGTCCCAGACACCAGCGCCATAAAGTCAGCCGTCATCATGGTGTTGAAGACTTCACGCGGCTCGGCGCCCGATAGCCATGCATTCCAGGCAAACCACAGGTGCACGAAGGACCACAAAAGGATCACCCAGTAGGTCACCACCGGCCGCACAGAGGCAGAAAGTGCCGCAGCCCATCCACCGGCGGCCTTGGCCATCTCCGCCTGCTGGTTGATTGCTGCATTAAAGGCATCCATGACGCCAACATCGATGGCCGCATCCCTGGCGGCGCCGATTTCAGCCAATTTCTGCTGGCCGCGGATCTGCTCCAGGTCACACTGACGTTGGAACATCAAAAGTTCGTGCTGGCGCTCGTTTTTCTTGTCAAAAAACTTCAAAACCTCAGGAGCTAAACGAAAAATGCCCCCAAGAAGGGAGCCAAAGATGCCGCCGCTGAATAGTTCCAACATGATCAGTCCCTTCTAGCCGTTACCGTATCAGCGCCCTTGGTGACCGTGACCTTATCGCCAACCACGTCCACCCGCATAGGCAGTTCTTCCTTGTCGAGCTTGTCGAGCTTGTCAATCAAGTGCTTGATCACTTCAAACTCTGGCTTCTCCTGCTTTGGAGATGCTCCAGCGATCCCGTTGAGCATCGAGATCAGGGCGGTGAGTGCAGCGCCCAGGAGGCCCATTACGGCCGCGATCTTCGACTCTTCAAGGTATAGGCTGGCTATAACACCGATCACAACAATCGCTGTGATATAGGCAAGGCCATGCTTGCCAATAGCCTTCCCGGCCACTTCCTTGGCGGTGCTTTCGGCCTCCAGGCGGTTTAGTTCAGCCTTGGCCTGGGCCCTGAATACGGCAAGCTCGTTACGGTCCATCATTGCCCCCTATGGAAAAGGTTGGCAAGGTACCCAACGGCAGAGGAGATAGCAGACACCAGGACCATGCCAGCCCAGAATCCACCCTTGCCCTGATTGGCAAGCCCCACAAGCTGGTCAAGCTGGTGCTCCATCTTGTCCATCTTCTTGCTCATGTCGTCAAAACGGCGCTCGTAGTCCTGGACCTTCTGCCACAGAACCCCGTAGCGCACGGGATCGATGTCATTGCCCATGATCAATCGAATCCCCTCAAGGTCTTGGCCAAGGACTTGCGCTTCTTCATCAAAGGGGAATCCGACTCTTTGATGGCCAGTTTCTTGACCGGAATCTTTTTTCCCTCTTCGACGCCCAGAGCCTTACGAAGCGACCCCGGCTTCTTGATTGCTTCCTTGATCCACTGCTTGGCCATTCTGCTCTCCTTGTGCTGTCAATTGGGCCTCGGCTTGCGTCTTGACCTTCATAGCAACAGGGAAGGCTCCTGACTTGGTGGGCAACTCACTCAAGCCTGAGAGTATGAGTTGCACCTCTTCTATTGTTAGGTTTTGAAGTGTGATCATCCGCGACTCACTCAATTCATTTATTCACTTAGAACCAAAATTACTGATGTTGGCGTTTTATTGACAAACGTGTAGTAATTCTGATTGTTTATAGAAATTTTTTCATTTTGACTCAAATCTTGAACATAGTTTTCAAGATCTTTGCCTTCCTTTACGGACACAGAGCCCTCAACAATATGAACTGTATTTGTAGAAGTTGGCGTATTTGGATCTGAAACTCCGCCGATACCAAAGAATTCCCCAACACCATCCACCTTAACAGCCATGAAAATATTGCTGTGTTCAGGAAAGGCTCGCTTGTCTAATAAGTGAATCATTTTTTTCCCTTAAATAGACGTTACTGACAGACCGCTAACATTCGTAACAGTCCAGTTGTTGTAGCTAGTTGGCTGCGACAGCGTTCTTGCATTGTTTCCGCCCAAGCTGCTGGTTGATTGAGCGCCTATATTTGTGATGTTGTAGCTTGATCCAGGTGCACTGTAGTTAACAGTGAAAGAACCCACTGAATATGATCCAGTCTTGGTTCCGTCCACGGGAACTTTGTTTGGGCCGCCGCCAATGTTGAGGTAAGAGAGCCCGTAATCTTGGTA